CCCGCCGTTGTCGGCTTCACCGAGAATGGTCACGGTCGAACCGGTGTGACCCACGTACAACACGCGCTCCGCTTCCGGTTGGTGCGTGTTGCCGCTCTCGGCGGTCGTGTTCATCGACAGCCAACCCTGCCCGAAGGTCGTCAGGTTGGTGACGGCCGCAACGTTCATGCTCGTCGCCAGGGCGTTCACTGCGGTTTGCAGCGTCGTTTCGACCGCTGCCGCGTTGGCTGCGCCAGCCCCGCCGAAGACCTTGGCCCACGGCGAGATCACGAGGCGGAACTTGCCCAGTGCACCCAACTCGCTGTTCAGGATGATGTCCGCCTTCTGGTACTGGGCGATGGACACAACGTTCCCGCCCTGGCGGATGTCACCGTAAACGTACGGATGGGTGTACGCACCCCAGGTAGCTCCAGGGCCATTGGCGAAGCCACTGTAGCCCGGCACCTTCAGGGTCTCGATGCGCGAGGCGATGCTGTTGAACATGATGTCGTCCGCGCGGTGCCCGGAAGTGCCGGCGTCCAGCGTGCTTCTCGCAGCGACCTTGGTCGTGCCGCCACGCCAGAAGTTGGATCCTTGCGTCGCAGCGTCGCGCGCCAAGACCTCGACGGCTTCCATCATGCCCCGCCCAACTTTGCTGTACATCTTCGCGCCGTAGTTGGTGTAGGCCTGGATCAGGATCAACTCAGAGGCCTGCAACGCATCGGCGCGGCTGGTCGGTGTGAGGGATGCGGTCGCATCGCGTAGCGCCTGCGGCGTGATGTCCACGACCTCGGAAATGGCTGAGGTCGCCACGCGCATCTCGCTCAGGAACTCAACCTGAACACTGGTACCGCGTTGCAACTCTTCGAGGTTCTTCCCAATGGGAGACGCAAGCTGGTCGTAGAAACGCACCATCTGTGCGCCTTCCAGGTAGTCCTCGACGTACTGCGTCCGCACTGAATTGGACAGTGCTTGACCGCCGGCTGCGGCGGTTACAACTTGGATGGTCATCTCAATTCATCCTCTGCTCCGCCCGAAGTCTTGTGAGCAGAAGTCCGCGCCGTTCGAGATGCAAGGAAGGCTCATCCTGCGTCTTTTCCAATTCAGCCCATTCTTCCGGGGTGAGCGGCGCCGCCTCGATGGTTTCTTGTGGCCGCGTGCGCGCCAGAAGCGTGCGCCGGCAGAGAGTCATCAGATCGGCCAGCGCCGCAGTCATCCCGTCAGGCGTTCTTGGATAGGTCTCTTTCGACCACTCCTCGACGACCGCCTCTCGTTCCTGTGGCAAGAGCTCGAATGGCTCTAGGCACATCTCCGCCTTGCCAACAAGAGAGAGATCCTTCCAGGTGAAGGTTGGCATTAGACGTCATCCCGCCTGGGCGTGAATTTGAAAAGTTCGCTACGCAGTCGTTCGCGTTCCTTCAGCTCGGCGGGCGACAGAGTTCTGCCGCGCATCGCTTCGAGCTTTGCGATCAATGTGGATTCCTCGGTTTGCGAGTTCGGTAACCCCTCCAACGGCGCCTTCTCCGGCACGGCCTGCGCAACGTTCGCTGGTTTCGCCCGCTTCTGGAACTGGATCGCGTACCGTTCTACGGTCGCTTTCCATTCCTGCGCGCTGCGATACTGCTTGGTCGCCAGGTCTGCCAAACCCGCGTCATCGTAGGGCACTTTGAACTTGTCAAGGATCGACGCCGTGTCCGCCTCAACTTCCTCATTGGACCTGCCAGGATCCGCCGGGGAAGTCTGCTCGCGAGACGCAAGCTGATCCAGCATGATGTTGCGCGCAGCCTGTTTCGTGTCGCCCTTCGCCTCTTCCAGGTAGACCTTGATCTCTTCCAGGCTCTTACCCACATGGGCAAAGGCGCGATCTTTCTGACTTTGCGCTGTGCGCTCTACTTCTTGCCGAAGCTCAGCTCGGATCGCCTCAACGAGCTCCTGTTTTAGCGAACCTACGTCCAGGCTTGGGGCCGAAGGCGGCTGAACCTCTGAAACCTGCGAAAGCTGGGGCGTTGGCGGCGCCTTGGCCTCCGCAAGCTCCTGAGTGCTCTCCTGCTCGTTTGCCATGTTCCTTTGTGACCTCCTCGTCAGTATAGTGGAATTGTTTGTACTTGTCAATCCTGCAATAGCGATTGCAGTTGTTCAATGGATAGTCCCAGTTCTTTAGCAACGGTCTCAAGGCGCTGTAGCACAGCCTGCGGCAGCGGTTCCGTATCGCGCGCAAGGCGGTAAACCGCGCCACCGAGAAGCGTCTGCCATTCCTGGGCCGTGTAGTTCGGCTGCGCCGCCTGGACTGCACGCAGTTCGGCTTCGGACTTGTATTTCGGGTACCGGGCAGGGTCGTCTTCCAGGTAGGGCGCCAGGTCCGGGTTGCGGTACATGAAGTCCCGCCGCCAATTCCAGTACTGTTGCAGTTTGGGATGAGCCCGCAGAAAGTCCTTGCGTGCCTGGCCTTCCTGTAGTTGGAAGTAGTCATGCTGGAGCGGCCAAAGCGTGTCGTTGTAGTCCATCCGCTGCTCGCGGATGTCGTAGAAAACCTGCACGCGATTGGCGACTTCTGGACTGGTCAAAGGCGGTAGCCCGCCACGCACGGTCATCGATCCGGGTGGATCTCCGCCCATGAACTTCAACCAGACGCCCATGGTGTCTACGGGGACGTTCGCTGTAGATCTCGTCTCGGGATTGAGGAAGCCGTACACGAACTCCGGCCCCAATTGCGCCTTGACCTCATCGCGGTGGAGCTGCGGCAGGTTGTTCCATGCGTTCCACAGTTCATCGGCCAAGAACGTGCGCATGCGCTCGTCGGGCGAGTCATACAGTGCAAGCCGCGCCTCGTACTCCGGATGCTGGTCGTAGAACTGCTTCACGGCGTCGTCGTCGCCGTCTTCGTAGGCTTTCCATGCACCCTGGTACTCTACCGCCAGTTCCCGCATGCGCTCTTCGCCTGGCGGGTAGGCAGCGGCTGGGATGGCAAGCGTCGATCCCATGGCCGACACGCCGTATTCGATGGCCGCGCGGCGCTGCGCCTCTTCGAAAGCCTCTCCATTGCGCTCGATCATGGCCCGGCGCGCCTCGGTGGACGAGATGTCACCCGTGGCAGCCATGTTCGCCAGCATGCGGTCTACACGGTAGTCTTCCCACTGGTCGAATGCGGGTAGCCCAAGCGACTTGCGGATCGCCGCCCCGACGCTGTTCAGGCCTTCGCTGGGCGGAATACCCAGCAAGCCCTGGACGCCGGCCACAGTCCTTGAGAAAGGCAGGATTGGTCCGATGCGCTCCGGCTCGCCGCGCGCCAGGTTGTACGCCCACAGAAGGGGCGCATGCGGCGATGTGAAGAGTGACATGAAGTCGAAGCCGTTCAGCCGCCCCTCGGCATCGTCCTGGCGCGCTAGTACCATGGCGCGTTCCCACGCCGGGCCGGTGCGCGTAGTAAGGGCCAGGTTGTAATCCTGTTGCGTTATCTTGCCATCATTGACCAATTCCCGCAATACTCTTTCGGCTGCGCCCTGATCACGCATGGTCTGCGAGGCGAATTGTTCGAATGGCTGGTTCCAACTGTCGAAAGGCAGTACTGCACGCAACGGATCGACGAACACGCCATCGCCTAGCCAGTCGGGCAGGAACGGCAGCGGTATCTTGATGCGCCCACGCAGGCGTGTGGGTAGGCGTTCCTCGTTGGGGCCGTAAGCCGAGTCAAGGAAGCGGCGTGTTCGCAGGTAAGTGGATAGCATCGCTGGTCGGTCGAGAGAATGCAGTGCCCACTTCATCACCGACTGGGTGAACCAGAACTCGTAGGGGAAGATCGCGCCCAGCCAGGTGTTGTAGTTGAAGCGCCGTGAGTAGTTCAACAGCGCCGAGTCACGCACGTACTCGCCGAAGCGCGTGGAGGCGAAGCGTGCATCGGCCATCTTGCCCTTGAGGCCTTCGATGTTGGCGCGCAACATATTTTGCACGTCCGGCGTCATGTTTCCGAAGCGCAACGGTTTCTTGCGCGCCAAGACCTCTAAGGAGTCGGAAAGCGCATCGAACACCTCGCGCCCGCGCGTGTACCACAGTTCGTCCACACCGGTGCTCATGTACAACTGGCGCGGCACGACGGTGTGGAAATTGGGCAGCGCCGCATGCTGCGTGGTAGGTCCTGCGACCATGCCGGGCACGGGGCGCAATTTGTCGTCGATATCGGCCATCCGCGCCTTGATAGCATCGTGCGCCGCTTTCGGCGTGGCTGCATCCCAGAGACGCTTGTTGAGCACGTCGTATTCCGCATTCAGCGCCTCGGTAGCTTGTTGTGCGGCCTGTTGGTAGGGCGCGCCCGCTTGCGCATTGCCAGCCATCGCTGCCAGGCCGCGGTTCTCCTCGTCCCAAATCAGCGATAGACGGGCGGCGCGCCTCTGGTTCTCAGCGGCAAACGCCGCATAGCGCTCCTCTTTGGTCATGCCCTGCAACTGCTGATAGAACGCCCGTACCGCTTCTTTGTCGGCCTGGCGCATGTTGGCGACGGACGCCCGCCATTGCAGGTATGCACCGCGCTGTTCCGCCGGCAACATCGAGGCGACGGACTGGTCCATGCGCCCCATGTATTCCCCCTCTAGCTCGATCATCTTGCCGTAGCGCTGGTCGAGTTCAAGAACGATCTCTTCGGCCGTACGGCGCGGGGTCTCGCCCGCGATGAGTGCTTCCCAGTAGTTGTCCCACGCCTTAGACTTGAAGTTGAAGTAGTCCTTCCAGCCACGACGCCACTCGCGGAACGTGCCCGTAAGGGCGTCGGAGTTGGGCAGGTTGATGGCCTTGGCTCCGCGCGAGAAGCCTTCCAGACGCGCCTCGACGCGTGTCCATGTCCTTTCCCAGAACGAACCAGACTGCGCCCGTAGTTGTTGCCAGATCACCGAGGCCGCTTGGGGGTCAGTCGCCCTGCGGGCGAGCTCCGCCATCTCGGCGTTCTCGGAGATCGTCTTCTGCATGCCGCCCCAGAATTCGTCTGTGATGGCGGTCCAGATCTTGGGGTAAGCCCCGATCTTCTCTGTCTCGGTAAGCGCCTGCGCCTCGTCGATCATGTTCTGCACGGCGGCGTCCAGACGCTCGTCGAGGACCTGATTCATGCGTCCCACGAGGCTTTCTTTCGCCGTCAGAAGCGCATCCGGACCACGGGCGGCAGCCTCTAGCAGTTCAGCGCGAGCCACCTGCTCGAACTCATCGTCGATCACGTGCCATATCTTGGCCCCGCCCAACCTGTCTTCGGCTTGGGCTACGGCCTGACCCCAGTTGATATTGAGGTTGTCCGAGAAGAAGATCGCGTCCAGTTCCTTGTCGGAGAGTGCATCCTGCACCTTGCCGATGATAGCGGCGGTCTCGTCAGGCCCAAGAGACTCCAGGAGACGTGGGTCCCATGCCCTGATCTGGTCCTTGACGGTATCAACCCAGAAGTGGCGGTTACCGCGCAGGTAGCCCGTGGTGAATGACCGGAAGGAGGCGCTCTGCTCCATGTGCTGGGCAGCCTGGCCCATGCCAAAGCCCTTCTGGCCGCCTATCCACTCCGTGATGTTTTGTAGCCACGGGACTTTGCCTTTTTCGGCGTCTGCCAACAAGCGCATCCCGCGAGAGAGGGCGTCTTGTGTAAGTTCAGCGCCGAGTTCGCCCGCCATGCCTACGCCGGAGCGTAACCGGGCCGGTTCAATACCGATGCGCGTCCAGACCTTCGCCAACTCATCAGCGGGCGACATCCCGAAAGAACCGCGGGCGATCATCGTGGCGAAGTTGTTGAATGCGTTGCGGATCGGATAGGAAGGGTTGGTCTTGAGAAAGGCCAGCGTTTCGGCGGCCTTGATCGCATCCGTGAACTGAAGCAGTGGTCCCTTCGCCGACACACCGTAGGCGATGATGGCTTGCTGCGCCGCAACGTCCACCAACTTGTTCAGGAGTTCAGCACGGAAGCCCTCGGGCGAGTACAGGACCGTATCGCCAAAGACAGAACCCAGGCGCTGGATGACTTCCGGTCCCAATGCCTGATATCCGCCTTGCGCCAAGAGGGGCGCAAGGAGTTTCTGGGCATCGGGGAATTGCTGAAGCTTATCCGCAATCTGGTTCGTGATGGCCAGCGCCTCGCCGACTTTGATACGCTGCATGAGACTCGCCGGTGTCTCGCCCAGGAGTTGGGCAGCGAGGGTCAGCATGGGCTGCTCGAAGGAGGCCGTCTTCTGGTAGGCAATCAGCAGATCGTCGCCGTACGCCTTGAAGGCCTTCAGGACGCCCATCACCTGGCGTCCCTCGTAGGTCACAACCATGTGGCCGAACTCGCGTCCCATCGCACCATCCGTGGAGCGCGTGATCGCCCTGATGATCTCGATTGGGTCTTGCGACTTGGCTAGAACATATGAGCTAACGTTGTTCAATATCTGGACGACGAACTCTGACGCCCTGGCGCGCGGCGTCAGCTTGAATGGAGTCGCAAGGATATCAAGGGCCTTGGGGAGTTTCGTTTCGACGCCCGGAATGCCCCCCGTGACGCGCAGGAAGCGTTCTTCCCATGGACCAAGTTGCTTCGTCACTTGCGCCGTTTCCACCGCGCCCTCGAAGCGCGCCACCTCGGCGGTCGCCTCGGCGATCTTGGCTGCATCGCCGGCTTCTTCGGTCAATTTCAGTGCGGTCTGTGCTTCGTCCAGGCCGCGGGCGGCGAGTTCGGCCGCTTCCGGCACGGCCCGATTGAAGGCAAGATACTCGCGCGCGAGGCGAATTCTCTCGAAGGGCTTGAGTCGGGGAAGGATGTAATTCAGCGGGTCGCCGGCGATGTGGACGAAAGCATCGTAGAGCTGTGCCCGAAAGGCAAGTGCACCAATATCCTGGTAGTACTCCTCGCGGGTTTGGATGAGGGCATCGTGATAAGTCATGCCGCCGGCGACGAGTTGTGTGATCCGCTGGCGCGCGCCGACAAGCCCCGCAACGCCCGGTAGGTCTTGGGGAACTACAAGGCGCTTCCGTGTTCCAACGGGTCCTAGAACCTCTTGTCCGGGAACGTTAGCCTGTCGCAGAAGAGCCTCGACTTCAGGAGATGCGGGTTCAACACCCTCTTCCGTCCATTGCGGCAGGTTCATCATGTCGGCGGAAAGACCGCCGGCGTACCAAGCAGCGCCGAGGTTCTCGTAGAAGTCCCGCTCTGCGGGATTGGCGAATGCGGAGAGCGCCTGGGCGCCAAATCCCGCGAAACGTTCAAGGTTCTCGGCGCCTACATCCAGAACGCCAAGCGCCTTCCCCACCCAGCCCGTGCCGAGTTTATCCAAGATCCACGAACCGACCGGGTTCTCAGCGACGCCCTGAAGCGCATTCATAAGGTTGCGCTCGCTGCGCGTCAGTTTCTCGTAGCCCGGAATAGAAAGGGGGTTATTGGGATCGTGTTGCTGATATCCGCCAAAGCCCGCCCCTTGCGGCGGCGGTTCCATGCGAACAATGCCGCGGGGAGTGAGCGCCGCAAGGGCCGGTTCGGGTCCACGTCGGGGTTGTGCAACCCCGCGGGACACAAGCGGTCTGCTTCCGGGTTGCGGAGGTGCAGCGACAGGCGTCGGCTGTTGTGGTTGCGGTCTCTTTCTTGGCGGCGCAGGTGGCATTAGAATCTCCAGTTCACGAGGCCATACGCGCCGCCGAAGCCCGCGCCGCGGGTAACGCCGCCGGTGTTCTGGGGCACGTAGTCGTCCTGGTAGTATCCGCCCCCAGAACCTCCATCGCCGGTCACGGTTATGGTTATGTCCTCGGCACCCTCTTCGGGCGGCGGGGAGATCCACGGGCTACCTGGGCGTCCTGCCCCTGGTTCATATTGGAAAGGCTCTGTCCTTCTGGGGGGGACGACATTCCCAATGTAATCCACGCCGCCCCCAAGCGGCCTTGATCGTACCGGTCCACGCGTGACAACTCCCGTTGCGGATAGTGGTCCTCCGGGCTGTTTTACGCCGCCAACCTTCGGTACTTGCTGTAAACCAATGGTCGCTCCTGCCGTAATAGGTACACCATAATCTACCCCCCCGCCTAGAGGATTTACTCGCAGTTGCCTGGGCGCCGCCTGCGCACCAATGGAGGCCGCCGCGGATCCGGGCTGGACACCAATCCGCGCGGACGCGGCGCCGGGAACGGCAGTCGCGCCACCGCCGGTAAGATTCACGAGGGGAATCTGCGGTGTGGGCGGCCTAGTAATTCGTGGCGTCGGCGGTTGCTGCGGTTTCGGTTTCGGCCTGGGCTTCTGTCCCGCTCCTGGCATTGCGTCTCTCTCCAAAGTAGTTCTTTTCGAACATGTCCAGTAACTCGATCATGTCCAGTTCGGCTTCGACGATCATGATGTCCATCTCGCGCTCGGTCAACATCACGCAACCTCGGCAGTCTGCTCGCCTTCCATGGTGAGTCCGGTCTGCCCCTCACGCGTGGCCTGCGGGAACATCTCGGCTGGCGGCGCGCCACCCATGGCGGGGTTGAAGCCCTGCCCGCCAACTCCTTCCACTCCGGGCGGCGCGCCAGGCATGGGTTGCTGCTGTTGTGCCTGCTGCTGCGCCTGTTGCTGTTGCGCAGCTTGCGCTTGCTGCTGCGCCTGCTGTTGCACGGCCATCTGCATCTGCAAGTCATCTTGCTTGATGTACTTCTGTAGAAAGTATTCTTGCAGACGCTCGATCATGCGCGTACGGATAGCGCTCTGGGGATCGGTCAGGCCGATGTCCTGAAGCGCTTCCTCAACGGGGTAGTTGAGTTTGTCCACGGCGATTGCGGCGGCGTTGATGCGCTGCTGGCGATCTGTCGGCATATCCGGCTTGAGTTCGACCGAGATGTACAGGTTCTTGGGGTCAATGTCGTCGGGGGAGATGTCGTACATCTTGCCGAAGCCGCGCGAGTCGGTGTCGTAGGCCTTGACGGTCTCGCCCGAGAACTCAACCCACAAAAGCATCTGGGTGAGGATGTCACCGACGGCCAGTTCTGCCAGCTCCTTGTACGGCTTGAGTGTGCCCAGGGCGGTCAGCGTCGCCAGGTTCAGCGTAGCATAGGCGGTCTGGGCGGGGATCTCGCCGCCTTGCAGGATCGACGCCACGGTACTCTTCGAGAGCGCGGCCCTGATCTGTTCTGAAAGGCTGGCGATGCCCTGATCCAGCGCGGGCGGCTGCAACGGGGCGACATTCGTGTTTGGGCCGGTACGGAGCGGCTTGTTTACGTCGCCGTAATCGACTTCCGCGTCCTCGGCGCCGGGTCCCTGAATGTGCAGGCGGGGCGCCGACGCATAGGCGATGCCCTCGGAGAATAGCAAGGTCAGAAGAGAATTGAGGGTATCCCATTGCCCGGACTGCTTCACGGAATACAGAAGTGGGATACGTTGATGCTCCGGATCGCTTTCAAGCGTCGTGCCGCCAATTCTGCATACCCAAGGCATGAAGGACATCTCGTGCGGTTGCGACTCGATGAGTTGGATCACGTCCTTGGCGTCGGGAGGGGCTGCAACCGGATCACTGGTCGCAACGCACCACACGGCGCGCTCTTCAAGGTCGGTGTAGTCGTACACCGTGACGTAGCGGGCGTCGTCCTCGTCTCTCTTGGCCTTCACCTCTTTGGCGAGGTCGCCCCACGAATCGATCACCTCGTCGATGGGCACAACGGAGTTGTAAAGCACGGCCTCGGGCATGAGGTCCGAATAGCGGGTATGCACGTGGCGCGGGTTGTACATGATGACCGCATACGGCCCGAAGCGCTCGGCGATGCGGGCACGGGCCGCGGACAGCGAACCCTGCTTCTTTTGGTGCGGCAGGAACATGACGCGGGCGCAGATCTCGTCGTAGCGCAGTGAACTCATGACGACATCGCGGATGATGGACGCCCTGCGCCGACGGGAAGCGTTGTACAAATGCCACTTCAAGGCGCGCTCGATGCGGTTGGCCTGCGCCTTCCCCTGGTCGTCCTCGGTCAACGGCTGGAGCTTGACGCCCGGATCGAGCGTCGCCAGCACACGCGTGCCGGCCCGGATCACGTCGTGCGGATCGGTGGATACAACCTTGTGGATGTAGTCGATGCCGCTGAGTGGGTAGGGCAAGGACCACTGAGATTTGAACATCTCGTCGCACTTGGCGAAGAGGCGGTCCCGGTTGACATCCGCATCGATCATGTTCTGGGCGATCTTCTTGACTTTGGCGAAAGTGGGCATTATTTTCTCCCCAACGCGGCGTACGGATTGCTATGCGTCCGCTCTTCGTACCATGGCTGCGGCAACGTGCTGCGTTTGCGCGGCGGCGCAAGCGAATCCTGGGACACCGCGAGCGCGTAGTAAACTGCGTCCAGTGTATCATCATGTTCCCCGAGAGGCCATAGTGTCCACTCGGAGATGAAGTGCTTGATGAACTCGTTGGCAGCATCCGAAATCCAAGCACGGTTGTACTCGAACAACGGCGCCATCTGCTTCTCGAAGCGCTCGCCCTTGCTCTTGCGGCCCGTGTGACAGGCCAGGATGGGCAGTTTTGTGTTGCGCAGGAGAAGGGAGTAGAATTCCTCACCCTTGCCGATAGCCTCGACGCCGATCAAGTAGAGAGTCGGATAGGCGGCGGCAATGGCCTGCACCTTGGTCTCAGCCTCACCCTGGGAAAGATGTCCACGGAAGCCGTCTACGAGAACTGCGCCGCCGCCAGGCAAGATGCGGCATACGGACAGGGCGAAGTAGTCACGCTTGCTGTCCCTTAGCTTGTCGATGGTCGAGGCGTAGTCCACGCCCATGACAATCGGCCACGACGGGTCGATCTTGTCCGCCGGGTAGTAGTGCAGCCACTCGTGCTTGAGATGGATGCCGCGCGCAGCCTCCAGATCGAGCAGGAACATGCGAGCGAACTCGACGGCGCCCGCCAGCTTGCGATGGCGCTCGATCTCCTCTTCGGGGAACTTGTCGGGCCACGTCGGCACGCCGGGGGCAGCGTACACCGGCGTCCTAGTGCAGTCGAAGAGGCCCGTGGCCTTGATGTAGGAAATCGTATCATTCATCGTCCAGGGAGTTCCAATGACGACGGTCTTGGTCTTCCCAGGTACAATGGTCTCAAAGATCGTGCCGGTCAGGATCTTATCGGTCCTGGCCCGCTCGCGCGGCGAGGACGTGTTCTCTTCGTTGTCCACGTCGTCCATCACGAGCACGCCGTCGGGGTGCTTGCCGATGATGGCGCCACTGGTGTAGCCCAGTCCGATCAGCGTCGGGTCTTTGCGATCCGAGTTCATGCGCCGCCAGTCGGCATACTCGATGTCGGTCCGCTTGACCTCGTAGCCCATGGCGCCCCAACCACGCTCCTTGTCCGGTATAACATTGGGGAAGCACAACTTGAAGCCGGAATTGTTCTCGATGATGTCTGCGATCAACGCGGCGTTATCCTGGGCGATCTGGTCTCCAACCTGGATGAGTAGATTGGCTTTGTGCGGCTCCAGGCCAATGCGATAAGCCAGATACGTGTTGACAACCGTCGTTTTCGTGGAACCACGGAACGCCTCGATAAGGACGCTCAGCGCCCGGTTTATCTGCTCCACCCACGCCTCGGCATGACGCGGCATCGGCTTGTTGTGGACCAGAACATAGAAGATACGAAACCCAAGCGGAGTATCCGAACGCGCGACTTGTGCTAGCTCCTCGGTATTGACAGTCTTCTCTACCACGGATCATTTCCTCCCTTTCGTTTTTCCCTTGCGTTTGCGATTGCGGTCACGCTTGAACTCCGCCGCCGTGTGCGTTGCGCCCGTCGTCACGTTCTTGGCCTCGATGACCTGGCCGTTCTTGAACGCCAGCCGCACCTTCTTGCCCTTCTTGGTCTTCTTTACCCTGTAGCGAACGTTCTTACCGAGTGGCACGTTTCTTCTCCAGTGCGCGGCGCGCTTTCTTGAGGTTCTTGAGGCGCTGTGCTTCCATGGCTTTCCGTTGACTCTCCTTTTCGGCCTTCAGTTCGCGCAGGCGAGCCATGCGCGCTTGCATCTCGGCAATGCGACGGGCTTCGTCCCGGTCCCGTTGCTCTTGGCTCCACCCGACGCGGCGGGGAAGTTCGTTGCGTTATTCGTGACCGCAATTCGAGCGTAACCACTGCCAGTCAACTCCGTTCCGCCGCCGACATCTGAAGGCCCTACACTGTACAATCCAAAGTACACCGTGGCCGGAGCCGCATAGGCCGCATTGCCCAGAACATGGTCGAGCAATTCGTTCTCCAGAAAGTCAGACTTTGAGCCTGCCATGATTTACTCCTAGATGAGCCAGTCAACTTCCAGACTCAATGGACCAGCGTACACAGCAAACACCCAGTCGTCATGCCAACGATACCGCTCTACTTCCCAACGCCGCCACTTCTCGATCTCGCAAACCGCCGACATAAGTAGCGGCCCAATGCGCACACGCACACCGAACTCACGCGGATACAACGCAATCGCTATCCCCGACGCTAGCAACTGCCCAAGAAGATCGGGACCCTTACCCTCGTCCACGTTCATAACCGCGCCGCCTGGTCAATGTCAACCTTCGCCTGCTGCAAATACGCCCTCAACTTCGCCAACTCTCTGTCCCCATCCTTCCAGCGACCTACATTCGCCAACGCCGCATCAAATTGCTCCACCGCACGCGACGCAACCCCGAGGGCATGGGTCTTCTTCGCCAACCGATCTGCGAAATGGCGCATCTTCTGCTCTGCCTCCCCCAACGCCTGCTCACGCGCCATCGCAATCTGCATCCAGTCTACATGCACCTCAACCCGAATCTCCTTCAACGGACGCCCACGACCACGCTTTTCTTCCGCTACAACGGTCATTCGACGCTCCTGTGCGATTTTCGCCCACATCGCGGACGAGAAATTCCCGCTACCCACGCCGCCCACCCGCTAACACGAGGACGGCGAAGACGAACGAGTACCAAATCGGCGACGTCGCTAACACGAATGCGAACATGGGACTATTTTGCACCTTGTAATGACAACGCTAGCGGGCAACGTCTGGCGACAACGGTAACAACGCTTGGTTCCCGTATCCTGAGGCATGCAAGAATTATATCACGAGGGGTGGACTTTTTCAATGGGGTGCTAGTTTAGCGCGGGTGGGACCCAACAACAACAGAAACACAACAACAGCCCACGTGGTACCACCCCCCCCCACCCCATCGTCCACATCGCATCATCGCCAGCCGCCATCGTCACGCCCGCCATCCGTTCGCCTGCGCCTGGTACCAAAGTACTATTGCACCCATGCTGCAACTGTGCTACTATCGTAGCTGATCCACTCTCCTCCGGCAGGCGCCCGCAGCGACCCCCCTTCGTTTGCGGGCGCCACGCTTGCTAGCGCCTATTCGCTAGCATGTCGGCGAGTGCAGCCACAGCCTCGGCCGAGAGTGTCACCTGCACGCTAGCTGCCGCCTGGCGTTCGGCTGCCGGGACCGGCGCCATGTCGGATAACTCCAGCGCCAGCTTGGCGGCGCTTGTCGCATCCCGCGGCTTGTCCATCGCGTTCGCCAGCGCGCTGCGTGCAAACTCCGCTGCAATCTCGCCTACCGCTGCCGATGCCGTCGTGATGTGCTGTCCAACTTCCTCGGCTACTACACGGACGAGCGCATCACGTGAGGCGCGAGCGGCTAGCATGCGGCGCATCTCGTCACGTTCGCGCCGTTCCGCGGCGAGGACCCGCCGGCGTTCCACCAATTCCTGAGAGCGGGCGGGGTCGAGAGCTGTAGATGGGCGCACACCGGGCAGGAATTGACCAGTACGCGGGTTCTTCAGGCTACCATTCGACAGCACGATGGGCTGCAATGCGGTTTGCGTGTTGTCGGCGGGCATGTCGGCCATGATTGCATTATATCACGTACGCCATGCGCTTACAATAGCCAGGCGCCACGCGACGGTGTGCACAACACGCCTGCGGCGTTCCCCCCTTCCCCCCATGCTGCATTGCTTCTCTTCTGCATTCTGCGCTTCTTCATCACGGCCGGGCGCCCCGCTAAGAACGTACGGGGCGCCCGGAACGATAGTACTAAAGTCCTATTGACCCTACACCAGAAGCGCAGTACTATTAGCACAGACTAGAACAGGAGAGTGCGCAATGAAATCCGGGGATTGCATCATCATCAAAAGCAACTGTCCATACTGGAGTATTGACGCTGCCTCCATGTCCCCACTTGGGGCAAAGATGCACTTCTGCATTGCGTCCGACAACATGTCGGCTGTCGTTTCCCGCGTCATCTCCGCATATTCTGATGGCACTCCTCGCCGTATGTTGGTGCAACTGCGCGACGGAACTATGGCCGAGGTAACCGCAAGCACCATATCTACACCGGAGACAGACCAATGACCCAGGCCGCAATCGTCGCAGCGTGTGAGCACAAAGACCAGAAAATCAAGACCCAGCACGGGCGGCTTTGTGTGGACTGCTTCGGCGCTTACTGTGACGCCAAGCCCAAGCGACAGCGACGGCCTCGCACAGCCTCATGTGCCCACTTGGGTAGTCGTGTGCCCGCCTGGGGCGATTATGCAACCATCGCCATACTGAACACCAGGCGCAAAGCCGGGGCTGAAGCGCAGAACAAGCCAAGGAGACCATCATGCTAGAGAGATTTGAACATCTACAAGGCCACACCATCCGCAACATCGAGTTCCGGTCGAACGTCAAAGGAGATGAGCTGATATTCACATTGACCAACGGCGAGCGTTACATGCTCTACCACGATCAGGAATGTTGCGAGGGTGTCTATGTTGAGGACATCGACGCGCCACTCTCGTTGTTGATTGGCGTTCCTATCATACTGGCGGAGGAGGTCACTAACGCCAATGGGTCTTTGGAGGGCAGAGACAGTAGTTTCACCTGGACATTTTACAAGTTGGCGACTTACCGAGGCGCCGTCACGATACGCTGGTATGGCGGCTCGAATGGTTACTACTCCGAAAAAGTGTCTTGGGCAAGGAGTAGCAGATGACTGACGTACTCGCCCTTCTCGATCCAGCCATCCGCACCATCGTTGGCGCTATCGCAATCATGATCCTGTTCATCGTCATGTTCGCGATTTGGGCGCAGCTCAACCATTGGCGCGCCCTGGCCAGCCGAGACCGTCGCATCTGGCGTTACCGCCTCACCGGCCGCAACACTGGCGAGTGGTATCGCAAATAAGGAGTACACCCATGCCCCCCAAACCCTTCTGGCACATCCATCACGAAGTCCTCCTCGAGTGGTCCGACGACATCCAGGAGCGGATCGACTACATCAAGGCCCACAAGCCCCCCCACGAAGTCGAGACCCGCCTCCGTCTCCTCAAACCCGTCCAGGGCGCCCTACCGCCGAAACTCGTCAAGGCCAAAGCCGCCTACGACAAGGCCAGAGACGCCTTCGTCAAGGCCAGTGTCGCCTACGCCAAGGCCAGAGACGCCTACGACAAGGCCAGAGACGCCTACGACAAGGCCAAAGCCGCCTACGCCAAGGCCAGAGACGCCTACGACAAGGCCAAAGCCGCCTACAATAAGGCCTATGACGAATGCCTCCCCCAGATCGAAGCGCTCCACGCCCTGGAGTGCCCCGACTGTCCTTGGAATGGCACAACCATCTTCCCGGAAACCACTTTGGAGTAACCATGACCACGCGTTCACTTCTTCTGAGGCTTGTCGTTATATTCGAACTCGGTGTTCTCGCCGGGCTGTTTGTCGGTTGCATGGAGTTCCTGTCCAGCGTGTCTCTTCAGAGCCCGGAGGCTTCGCGGGCATTGTCTGTCCCTGGACGCGGACCCATCGAGTTCGGCCGCCTGCCTAAAGACCGCCCCGATCTCTTGCCCAGCCAGAAACTGCATCACCGTGGTCCGTTTGACTTGCGCAACGGCGCCTTGGACAATCAGGAAAAAAGCCCTTGGGCGAGGAGCGGAGGAGCCATGACTACCGGACTCGACCTCGACGTCTTGCTTGATCCGGCGCTACTGGTCCTAGCCGTATCATACGCGGTCATGTTGCCGCCCGTGGTGTTTCTGTCGATCCTTGGGACATGTGCGCTTGTGGATTTTGCCCTCCATCTGCCCACACGGCCAATGACAGACGACGAAGCCGCACCCTATAGAGACTAAGGAGCCCATAATGAAGACCGTACTAGTCAATGTATCCGATGGCGTCGCAGAAACCACAGACAACAATATCTACATCTTCGACCAGGAAAGCTTCGACGAGGGATCAGCCGAAGATAAGTCCGACGCGATCGGGGCGCTGTTGGCAATCGCCATCGAGCGCGACGCATTGGGCGCCGACCAACTCGGCATTATCGCCGAGACCCTCATCGCCGCCATCCTCTCTCACCCCCTCCGAAAGGCAGATCAATGACCCGCCTCGCCCTGGTCCTCGTCCTGGCTCAGTCCGCCGACATCGCAACAACCGCCTACGGGCTACACCTTACGCTCGGTATCATTGAACTCAACCCGCTCGCCGCTATCCTCGGCATGCCAGCCCTCTATGCCGCCAAGGTACTCGCCGTCCTCCTCCTCGTTTACCTCGTCCACCTCATCCCGTCGCATCCATTCCTGCGCCCGTCCCTCTACGCCGCCATTGCCCTCGGCGCCCTGGCCGCACTCAATAACATCCTTGTCATTCTTTTGACCATGGCCGCTAGTACTAACGTACTAGTCGGCCTGTTCTAGAATAGCTCATACAGTGACACGGGAGCCTCACCATGAAACCCTTCTGGCACATCCATCACGAAGTCCTCCTCGAGTGGTCCGACGACATCCAGGAGCGGATCGACTACATCAAGGCCCACAAGCCCCCCCACGAAGTCGAGACCCGACTCCGCCTCCTCAAGCCCGTCCAGGGCGCCCTACCGCCGAAACTCGTCAAGGCCAGAGACGCCTACCTCGCCTACGACAAGGCCTGGGACGCCTTCGGCAAGGACTGGGACGCCTACGTCAAGGCCAGGGCCGCCTTCGGCAAGGACTGGGACGCCCTCGACAAGGCCGATGCCGCCTACGTCAAGGCCGGAGACGCCTACGTCAAGGCCAGGGCCGCCTTCGGCAAGGACTGGGACGCCTTCGTCAAGGCCAGTGTCGCCTACGCCAAGGCCGGAGACGCCTTCGTCAAGGCCAAAGCCGCCTTCGTCAAGGCCAAAGCCGCCTACAATAAGGCCTATGACGAATGCCTCCCCCAGATCGAAGCGCTCCACGCCCTGGAGTGCCCGGACTGTCCTTGGAATGGCACAACCATCTTCCCGGAACCCAGCCAGTGAACCACTCCAGCGCACGCCGCAATCTCCTGCGCTCCGGCCTTTGGTTCCTCGGCCGTGGACTACGCTTGATCTTCCGCGGCATCGCCTTCATCATCCGGGCACTCCTCACATGGCTTACGTGTGCCCACTTGGGTGCTTGAGGCCGCATCAAGGCAACTCAGCCGGTAACCATTCCGAGCGGAGCCTCGACCAATCTCCGGCCTAGCAACGGGCGCGCTCGCGACGGGTAAACAACCAATGGCGGCGCGCCCAGTTGCCTACTTGACACGCACCCCGAAATCGTGTACAGTGTCCGTGGGGCTGACAAATAGCGGTTAGTGAACAGGCGTCGTGGACCGGGCGTCCCCCAAAGACCGCTACCCCGTCTAAGGCGCCTGTTCTCTTTATCAGAGAGATATCATGCCTAAAGTCCGTGACGATTTCAAGAACCTCTTCCGCCCCCTCGACGCAGACGAACGCCTGCGCCTGCGCACAAGCCTCGAAACCGATGGTTGCCGTGATCCCATCGTTGTCTGGGCCGAGGAAGATACCATCCTCGACGGTCATAACCGGTCCCTCATCTGCGATAGCCTCGGCATCCCGTACACCGAAACCCGCATCTCACTGCCCGACGAAACAGCAGCCCGCAAGTGGATCATCCACAACCAGCTTGCCCGACGCAACCTGACCCCCAACGAACTGTCCTTCCTGCGCGGCCTGCGCTACGAAGCCGAGAAACAACCACACGGCGGACCAAGGCAAGATGCAAATTTTGCATCTTGCTCGGCTAGCGACTCTCTCGCCGCCGAGTTCGGTGTCTCCGAAAGAACCATCCACAACGATGCCGAGTTTGCCCGCCAGGTTCAAGCCGCCAGCGAGAAGTTCGGCGAACAAGCCAAGATCGACATCCTCAAGGGCGCCGTCGTCAAGGCCCGGCTGGATGAACTCATCGAGAAGCCAGCCTGGGAGCCGGTGCTGCTTAGCACAAAAGACAATTGGTGGACACCAGAGAAGTACGTGAGCGCCGTGCGGGCAGTCATGGGAACCATTGACCTCGATCCGGCATCCTGCGAACAGGCGAACGAGACCGTTCAAGCAGCACGCATCTATGACGGCAAAACAAACGGCGACGGCCTCTCTCTGCCGTGGGCTGGCAAGGTCTTCCTCAATCCGCCGTACGGCAAGTTGGGACCAGCGTTTGTCGGCAGACTCTACGAGTTTCTTGGCTCCGGCGTAACCGAAGCCATCCTGCTGGTTAACTCGCGTGCTACGGACTCGGACTGGTTCCAGCCGTGCTTCAACGGCATGATCTGCTTCACGGATCACCGCATTGACTTCGACAGCCCGGACGATAAAGATACTTCCTCAACGCATGGAAGCTGCTTCGTCTACTTCGGCCCTAACAAAGATCGTTTCGCCGAGATATTCGCGGAGTTTGGCAATGTCGTTAGACGCTATTGATCCCGACCAGCTCGATGCCCCCTTTGGCAACTTGCGCACTGTGCGGGGCTTCCTCATCAAGCTGTGGCCGTGGCACTGGCTGAATGACTGCTTCGACGGGAAGATCCGCGGCGGCGACATAGACTTCGAGGTTGAAAGACACGGCCACCTACTCGCTATCGAAGGCAAAAGCCCCAACGAGGAGATCGGCTTTGCCCAGGGCAAGCTGTGGTCCGAGAAAGCAAAACTGCTTTGCCCCCTGTGCAAGCGCCCATCCTACACGGTCGTCTTTCTCTGGGGACAGCCCGGCCAGCCTGCACGTATGTCAGTTTATCGCAATGGCCGCTGGTCGGTGAGTTCTTCGTCCGCCAGCCGTGCACGCGTGAAACGCTACGCGCGCGCATGGTTCCAGTACGCGCAACAAGTTCACGGATTTACCAAAGAAGTCGTTTGCTGTTCGTGAACACCAGCCGACAACCCCGATAGCTTCGCTTGGCCTAGGGATAGTGGCTGTCAGCACGGCCCCGGATATGCCGCGAGTAACCCTGAAGGGAAATGCGGCAGTGGGCAAACATAGCCCCCTATATCGCCGCAACTGACCCTCCGGGGAAGCGGCAGTGGGCAAACCCCCCAGAGCCGAAAGGCAGATGCCCGTGACGCGGGATGGGGCCGGTGGCGAATGCGGTAAGACTCCCGACCTGGGCGCGTTCGCAAGCGAGCGATGAGCCGCCGGTAGAGGCGTGGGCTGTCCACGGTAATGACGACAGCGGGTAAACACGTCCGCCCCGTCCCGGAGGGCGAGTCATTGCGGGTAAACGGGTACGAAGAACCACACTGCTTCGCGGTAATCACCATGAAAAGCAACCGATAGCCCTTAGAAAAGCGTCACACAACGCTAACGCACGCTGCATGAGGCGACATGAACGCATACCCAAGTTGGCACACGAGACTTTACTTCGACGGTGCTATCACGATGAATCCGGGGGGCGACGCATCATGCAGCTATGTGCTGTGGGGTGGTGATGGGGACATGCTGGACAGCGGATCGCATTGGTTAGGCCGAGGCGAGGGATGGACGAACAATGTAGCTGAGTACATGGGCCTCATCCACGGCTTGCGCGCGGCAGTCTCGCTGCGTGTGACGCATATCGAGGCGATTGGAGATAGTAAGCTGGTTATCAACCAGATGCGCGGGGAGTGGGGATGCAGAGCGCGCTTGCGCGCATTGCATCGCGAAGCCGCCGAATTGGCCTCCCGTTTTACGGCGGTCGCGTTTGCCTGGGTACCGCGAGAACGCAATCTCGTCGCCGACCGACTGGGCCGCTACCGTGCGGCGTCACTCACACTACAACAACAGGCTGGCGCCCTACCTGTGATCATGACGCTGAGCCAGTACCCGCGGTGGTCTTGGATCCGTTCTGCGGAAGCGGGACTGTCGGCGTTGTGGCGCAGAAGCACGGCCGGCAGTTCGTCGGACTCGATCTGAGCGTGACCTATCTGCGCGATATCGCCATGCCGCGGATCATGGCAGCCCCAAGAGGACTGGGAATATGAAACCTTCTATCCTGACTCCAACGCTTCAGAAGCGACTGTTAGATTCGTGCCTTCGCGTTGCGGCGAGTGCAGGTGAACAGTACTATAGTACTATTGCCGCGCCGCACCGCATGCGCGACAATGACACCATGAAGAAGAATAGCCTTGACGCCCAATTGCTTGTCCCCGATGTCGTCCGCATCGACCAGTATGAGATCACAGCCACCGCCGTATCCGACGACATGAAGCGCTATCCGCGATGCGGCGCGCGCTACATCTCCATTGTGTTCATGGGCCACCTCAACAACCGCATCTGGCGCGCCGATAGCCCACTCATAGGACTGAATTAGTATGGACCAAGACGAACGATGCGACGACAGTCTGTGTCTGTGGCGCGCCATGGATGCGAAATACGACGATCAAAAGATCCGGGAGTACCTCGCCAAGACATACGGCTGGACATCAGTCGAGTTGCGCCGCCAAGATAAAGTCGGCATTGTCTTGGCGCGACAGATTGAGGAGAATAAGCAATGACCTACAGTGACGTCAAGAAAGCCGGACTGACACTGACGGAAGTCAGTATTCCGCATCGCTTCTGGACGGCCAGATTCCAAGTCGGCGCCATCGAAGACCCCGCCGCGGCGATATCGGCGGCATACGGCTGGTTCCAGTCCATGGTAGACGACCTGGCCGAACCGATTGTGACACGCGCCATTCAGCCGCCGAAGGAACCAGGCGAACGCCTCGGACCGCCGAAATCACAAGCCGCGCCGGTTGACGATGATGGCCTGCACGAAACGGAGATCCTCCAATACGCGCTTCAAAAGAAACCGGACGGCAAGTACCTTCTGGAGATGTACCCCAACATCAAAGGCCGTCCTGGGCAGTGGCCTGAGGTCCGGTTCACAGCGGCGGACCAGGTGCAGATGTGGCAGATGGTCGAGGCCGTCCAGGACGACATCGGCGAGCTGCCTTGCCAGAAACTCGTCGCATGGATCGCCACGTGGCGCTATGGCAAGCAGAAGCCCGATAGCGACCAGCGCTACAAGGACCTCGTGAGCGTCCGCCCAAAAGCGTGACCGTAACCCAGACGGCTCACAATGAGTCCGGGAACGACATCGACGCGCGCTTCGAGACAGCGGCGGAATGGACTGCGGACGACATCGACAGCGAAGACATCGCATGGATGATGGATATCAAAGCCATCCCAGAAGATGCCCACCCAAGGCACGTTGTGGCGCTTCTGAACCTGCTGCCCTTCCGGCCGCCGGCTCCGGTTGCCAACAACCCCGCCTTGAAAGAGGCTCTCATGCACTACCGTTCCAGGCGCGCCGAGGGCGCATCCGCGCTCGAAGCCGCCGCGTTCGCAACGAAGATGATCTCGGACTAAGGCAACTATGACCACCTACAAACCCTACTGGCACATCCACCACAAAGACTTCCTCCTGGAGTGGTCCGACGACATCCAGGAGCGGATCGACTTCATCCAAGCAGAGAAGCCCAAGCACGAGGTCGAGATCCGACTGCGCCTTCTCAAGCCCGTCCAGGGCGCCCTACCGCCGAAACTCGTCAAGGCCGGAGACGCCCGCGGCAAGGCCGAGGACGCCAACGCCAAGGCCTGGGACGCCTACGTCAAGGCCAGGGACGCCTACGTCAAGGCCGGAGACGCCCGCGACAAGGCCAAAGCCGCCTACGACAAGGCCTGGGACGCCTTCGGCAAGGACTGGGACGCCTACGTCAAGGCCGGAGACGCCCGCGACAAGGCCAAAGCCGCCTACGACAAGGCCAAAGCCGCCTACGACAAGGACTGGGACGCCTTCGGCAAGGACTGGGACGCCTACCGCAAGGCCTACGACAAGTACCTCCCCCAAATCGAAGCGCTTCACGCCCTGGAGTGCCCGGACTGCCCGTGGGACGGGTTCACCATCTTCCCGGAGTAGCAACCAGTGATACGCTGTAAACGTTGCGGCAAGGAGAAAGATCCAGAGGCGTTCCCCGCCTATCACGGCAAGAATTGTTCGGACTGTACGATGCCAAAGAAATTGCGGCAGACGTGGTTTAAGGTGATCTGGGCGCCACACATCGATGTTATGCGCGGTCGCATGTTCCCCGTAACCGATTTCCGCTGTAGCCTGCGGGGCGGGGTGTGGCCGCTGGGCATGATCGTCGAGAGAGACAACGGAACTCGTTACGTCGTCTGCGGGAAAGGCCGCCAGGACTGGACGGCGGAACGCTTGCAACCAGAGTGGCTGAAGGAAATATCATGACCATCTACTCCCCCTTCTGGCACATCCACCACGGAGGCTTCCTCCTCGAGTGGTCCGACGACATCCAGGAGCGGATCGACTACATCCAAACAGAGAAGCCCAAGTACGAAGTCGAGACCCGCCTCCGCCTTCTCAAGCCCGTCCAGGGCGCCCTTCCCCGCCGGCTCGTCAAAGCCGGTGTCGCCCTCGCCAAGGCCTATGACGCCTACGCCAAGGCCTGTGCCGCCCTCGCCAAGGCCGATGCCGCCTACGCCAAGGCCTGTGCCGCCCTCGACAAGGCCGATGCCGCCTACCTCGCCTACGACAAGGCCTGGGACGCCTACGATAAGGCCTATGACGAATGCCTCCCCCAGATCGAAGCGCTCCACATCCTTGAGTGCCCGGACTGCCCGTGGGACGGCACGACGATCTTCCCGGAGTAGTTGACGCAAAGTTCTAATCATTGTAGAATGGACGTATGGCCACCATGCCCGCCAACCCGCTCTTCGACCAGACCATAGAGTTCTTGCGTGACGGTAAAGAACTTCCGCAGATCCCCCACGACCAGAAATGGTTGTGGGTAGCCGCATGCCTGCGCGAGCTCTACCAGCTCCAGTCGCGCATGTCCACAAAGGAGGAGACCCATCGAACGGAAATAGAAGCATTGCGCCTTGAGCAAGCCAAGACGAACGTCAAGCTCGGCGTCCTGGGCTCCATCGGTTTGGTCGGCAGTATTGTCGCCAACGTTCTGAACATCATCAAATAGGAGAAACCACATGAACGAAGCATTGCTTGCTGTTCTCGCTGGCGTTATCGGTGTCCCGCTCGTGCAATACCTCAAGAAACTTCTCGGGTGGGAAGGCGACCTCGCGTTGATCCTGACCGCCGTCGTGTCGGCTGTCCTGTCCATCGCCGCGCTGGCAATCACCGGCCAGATTTTGCCCATCGATCTGACCAACATCGTTGAGAAGATCGGTCTTGCGTTTTCCGTCGCAACGATCTTGTACAAGTTGATCGTCGCCAAGCTCTAGGCGTCGGGGAGGGGCCGGTTCTGAGGCGGGCCGGCCCCTACATCACAACAGGATAGGTGACCAAGTGACTAAGTCAAAGCGCGTACTGGTGATCAGCGACTTCCACTGCGGCCATCAGGTTGGACTGACCCACCCCGACTTCAACCCGCGCTATACCCCCGACACCCCCGGCTACAAGCTCTCCGCGCTGCGCACGCTCTACTGGCGGCTCTTCTCCGAGAAGGTCAAGGAACTACAGCCCATCGACATCCTGTTCGTCAACGCCGATTGCATTGAAGGCAAAGGCGAACGCTCCGGCGGCACCGAGTTGCTTACATCGGACCGCAACGAACAGGTCGATATGGCCGTCGCCGTCGTCGAGACTGTTGCGGCGAAGTCCACATTCATGACGTACGGCACCGGATACCACACCGGCAAAGGCGAGGACTGGGAAGACCAGATCGCCGTGCGGACCGGCGCCGGCATCAACTCGCAGCAATGGATTGATGTCAACGGCCTGATCTTCCACCTGAAGCACCACATTTCTGGATCGCAGGTCCCGCACGGCCGCTTCACGGCGCTGGCGCGCGACCGCCTATGGTCCGTCCTGTGGGCGGAGTACGGCGAGTACCCAAAGGCGCACGTCCTGATCCGGTCGCACGTCCACTACCACGGATTCTGCGGCGGCCCCGACTGGCTGGCGCTGACGACGCCCGGACTTCAGGGCTATGGCACGAAGTTCGGCGCCCGCATCATGTCCGGTACCGTCGATTTTGGGTTCGTGTGGTTTGACATTCAAGACAAGGAGTCGTGGTCATGGGGAAAGCAGGTTTGGAAGCGCCGCGAGTTCGGCAAGCAGGCGATCAAGGCATGAACGACGACTTGCCGGTGCTTGTGGCGACGCAAGTCGGTGCGGGAACCAATATCCAGTACATTGATCTCCCGTCCGACGATGAGATCGTTGCGGACCTGCGCGCTCTACTCGCGGTCGATGCAATTCCCGAATACGCAAAGACCGCCCGCCAATGGGCCGAACTCGCGGGTGTCAAAGAACGGCCCATGGCCAATGTTCTCCGTGCTCTGGTTGAACAAGGCAAGTGGCTCCGTCACACAAGGAACGATGGACAGGCCAGGACGTTCGTTTACTGGCCCATCAAAAAGGATGAACAACGTGAGTAATGTACTCAAGAAGTCCCTATCGTGCCTTGCTATGGTCGTGGCGATCTGGCTTACCATCGCGCTGGGCATGATGGCTATCATCATCTTCGGCCTGTTTGCGGGATAGGAGTTGAGACATGCCGTACTCCATTGGAATCGACGTGTCGCACTGGCAAGGCGACATCGACTGGAAACTCGTGGCGCAAGACGGCATCGATTTTGTCTACGCCAAGGCATCGGAAGGCACAGCTATCACCGACGCCATGTTCGCCAAGCACGCCGCCGGCGCACGCGCCGCGGGTCTGCCGTTCTGCGCCTATCACCTCTACCGAGACGCGGCCGATCCTGTGCAGCAGGCGATCCATTTCACCAGGATCGCCTTGGCCGCCAGCTCGGACTGGATGCCGCCCATGCTGGACTTCGAGGACGATAAGGCTAAGAAACTGGGCGAGCCGCTGGCGCTACGTGTGTTGCGCTGTGCCCAGGAGATCGAAGCGCGCTGGCTGCGGCGTCCGCTGATCTACACATCGGCCTACTACTGGAAGAAGTTGTGCGCCAACTCGCCAGCGCTTGCCGAGCACCCGCTGTGGGCGGCGAACTACACCACGGCCAACGAACCGCTACTGCCGACGCCGTGGAAGAGTTGGACGGTCTGGCAGCACACATCGAAGGCTGTAGTGTGGGGCATCAAGGGTGGCGTGGATCGCAACCGGGCGAAGCCGGGGTTCGTCAACGACGGCGGCGAAGTGCCGCGCTTCGTGGAATTGACCGTGAACGAGAAAAGCGCCCTGGATCTCAAGGCGGCGCTGGATGCGGGGCTTACATGAACGAGACATGGATGCTAGATGTCACATTCTGGGAACATAACGAGATGCCGGCGTTTGTTCCGTACGAAGAAGGAACGGGCGATGTCATTACAGGGCTAACCATTATCGCCGCCAAAGCGCCCGGAGAACTCGTCGGCGTGTTTCATTCCGATGGTCAGGCGCTATGCGAGGTATGGTGCAAACGGCATCCGGATTGGCGCGAGATCTATGGCCCGGAAGAGAAGCCATGAAACCGCAATCGCGCGATAAAAGCATCAGCGTCCTTGAGTCGTACGAGTGGTATCGTGATGCGATACGCGCAGCGCCCCCCACCGACGTTACCGATCCGGCTTTCCCGTTTGCGGATGTCTACGACGCACTGGCGGCCACGTTGCAGCGCGAGAAGTTCCTTTATGAGATGCTTGAGAACGACGATGGAGAGTAGCCTTGCTACTGATTTGGTGCTACGTGTGCGACTGGTATACACCAGTCAACGTCGTGGACTACGAAGGTGGCACATGGGGCCCTTGCGAGATGTGCGGCTCTCCGCTGTACTTTTACTGGCAACACTAGGAGTAGGGACAATGCTTGCAATATTTCTTGCGGCAACTCTGGTAGAGGTAGTTCTCGTGTCGGGAACTATTGTGGCGGTTTGGATGTTCTGGACCGTCGTCGAAGGCAAGCACAAGACAAGCAGATGGGGAGGGTCATGATGACCGAAGCTTTGTTTCTCCTCGTCTTACTGCTCGGCGTCGCGTCACTCTTGGCAGGAATGGAGGACTAGATAGTGAGACGGTTGCCATTCTATGGGGTACTCTATGCGATCTCGTTCTTGGGTGCATTGGTCATAGGGGCTTTGTGGGCCTCAAACGCCGACCAAGAGATTGCTGTCGTGTCGTCCCCGTGTCGGCCGGAAGTGACCGCAGCGCCGACGGCGACACCGACGCAGGTCGTGTGTCAGTTACCGACAGAAACCAGTGTTTTCGCCACTCCAACTACACCTTTTGAGGAACCCTCCCCAACAGCCACCATGCGACGCCAGGAACCCCCCACAGCCACGGAAACCGAAATCGTGTCTACTCCTACGGGTAGGCCGCCCACGATCATTCCGTGCGAGTGGGGCGAGTGCTACACGGCGTCCCCAACGCCGACAGCGAAAGGCACCATCACGCCGACGCCAATGCCGCCGACCGACGAGCCTACACCGACGGCCGTTCCGCCGACGAAAGAGCCCAGGAAGCATTGCAACAAAGGCGAAGGCAATGGCGGCGAAGATTGCGATCCAGGCAATCATCCCGACCGTGGCAACGACGACGAGGATGACGACCAGAACGGGTATTACTATCCAGGGAGGCTGACATGAAGGCATTGGTAGTCAACTTGGCGAAGGCGTTGTTCGGAACCCTTGGGATCAAGGCCCTCGTACCACTAGCCCGGTTGTTGTGGCGATACGCCGTGGCAACGTGGCGCGTCCTTCTGCGCCCCGTCTTGCGGGTTCTGCTACCCCCCGCCCTCGTCGCTGGCGTCGTGTGGGGACTGAACCAGCCTATCCCCGAGGCGATCAAGCGGGATGTACTCCTCGCGCTCAAGGCGCACCAACTCGCCGGGGAACTTGTGCCATTCGACCCCGACTACATCGAGTCCCGCGTCTACGACCCGGACCAGACCTGGGGCATGACCACGAATTCCCGTTGGCTGCTAGACACGACCTTGCGTATCGTGCCAATGTTCGAGTACGAACGGATGGCCGGGACCGCCCGTTATCCGAGCAAGGCGTTCTTTGCCCCTCTCCTGGGCGCCCGTTCCCTTCTGGTTGCCGGGACGGTGCCAAGCATGACGCCGCCCATCGTCGTGCTCAACGAGCGTCTGTTCTCCGAACCCTTGTGGGACGACGAGGCCTCTGCCTTGTCCGTCCTCGTGCATGAACTGGTCCACGTGCAGGGTGGCAACTTCATCAAGGCCCCGAGTGAGTTCCTTGAATCGCACACGACCGCTGCCGCGACCGAGATATTGGCGGGCATGTGTAACTACGGCGACGAGATAGCTTGTAGGGCATTCTGGGGAGATATCGAGGGACTGGCGCGTGGCGGCCTGTTCTACCGGCTGTACGAGTTGCACGCGTCGTGGGCCTACGAGGCCTTCGCCGACTTGTTCCTGCGTGATGCAATCAAGGAGCGCCAGGCGGACAAGATCGACCGCTTCTGGGAAGGACACTTGTCCGAGAGGATGGGGATCGTCGAGAAGTACGGCGCCATCCCGTGGGAAGACATGGTGCTCGCCGGCGTGTGCTACGACGAGAAACTCAACACCGGTCTCTGGGGCGACAGTACGCGCCCCGGCATCTACACGGTGATCGGGCTTCAGTTCGATGACACGCGGGCGCTGTTGGATCCCTACCTAGGAGAGATTTGCCAATGACGCCGACGTTGGTGGGGATAGCCCTCGTGTTCGTGGGGATTGTCGTCGGTCTGATCGCGGGAATTGCCGTTGTGACAGCTCTTCTGTTGCTGGCCGCACGCATCTTCCCCGGAGAAGACTGAGAGATGCCCTTGGAGTACCGCCCCGGCCTTTGCGGCACTGTGGCGTTACTAGTAATTTTACTCATCATGCTGAGTATTCTGAATGCCGTCGCCGGATGAATGGGTGTTCTGCGGCCCCGGAGAGTTTGCCGAAAGATGTCTGAGTGGAGCGTAGTCACGACGGGCATGGGCAGCAAGCTCAAGGTGTACGCCAAGAGCACGGATGGGTCCTGGATCACCGCCCAGGACATCGAGGATGCCCTGGACCTGCTGTACCCGCTGGTGGAGGAGGCGATGACCGAGAAGACAGACGAGGAGCTGGGGAAGCTGGCGAGAATAGCCCTCACGGCCTACTGGAGCAAGCACTGATGGGAACGAGATCGCTGTCCTACATGAAATGTGGCGTGATGGTGGGGGAAAAGGACTTCTCGGATGTTGCGGACCTTGATCAGCAGTCCCAGGCCGATAATCTGGTGCATTTCCTTGTATGCGGTTTTCCGACCGAGGTTATTCGGCTCTTCTGCGCCATGACTGGCTCGGATGTCGAGAAGCTGGTAGACGTACAGTGCGAGATTGCCAGACTACAAGGTGGCAGGCATGGAAAGGCCGAGAAATTCGAGGACAGCAGAACGCAGGCAGAAAAGGACGAGGGCGCCCGCAAATACGGAAAGGTCAGTGGCCCCAGGGTTGCGCCAGATGTAGTTGCCCGTGTTCGTTCTCTAAGGTCCGAGGGCAAGACGCTGGGGGAGATCGTGGCCGAAGTAGGCCTGGGCCTGTGGGTCGTGCGGCGCTGCCTTCGTGGGGACTACACGCCCAAGGAGGGCCAGGTGCTCGGGATTTACGGTACGGTTATTGGTCAATCGGGGCAGGCATGAGAGAGCCAAGCGACCTAGAGGATACATTTCTGTTCTACTGGAAAGTCCATGCGCCCGACATGCCGCCCCCGGAAAGAGAGGCTCGCCTGAACCCGGATCGCCGTTGGCGCTACGACCTGACTTGGCCTGAGTGGAAAGTCGCCGTCGAACTGCATGGGTCGGTTTATCAAAGAGGCCGCCACACTCGGGGCGCAGGCTTCGAGAAGGACCGCGAGAAGATGAACTGGGCCACCTCAAGCGGATGGTGTGTTTTGGAATACACACCGGGCATGCTCAAGAGCGATCCCAGCAGGTGCATAGGGCAAGTAGTTGCTTTGTTGTCGTCCCGCTAGGAACTAACGAGGAAAGAACATGGCTCCTGGAAGTGAAGACCTCGATCAGTTCTTTGGAGAACGATCAGGAAGAGTTCCAAAAGACATGGAAGGACCACTACGCGGTGGTGAGAACGAGCCACGAGGCGCTGCTGGTGATCGGGGCAGTCGGGATCGATGGGCGGCCTACGCCGCTGGCCCAAGCGCCTGGCGCCGCAAAGACAATCAGACGACGGCGCGCCTCGCAGAAATCCTAAGCATGGATACACTCGTCCCCCTGGAAAGCCCCGGCGGCAAGCATCTGCGCTCCATCGCGGCGCAACTCCTTGGCGAACTGAACGGCGATATCGAGCTCATCATCCGGGCCATGGAAAGATTGCGCATCTCCGCAAAATGGAGAGGAATTGCACCATTCGCCGCTCGGGCGATGATCTGCATCGAGGCGTCAAAGTTGCGGGCCATGGAGCGCAAGGAAAAGGAATGGTATGCCCAGCGCGATGCCGTAGATGAGACAGCCGAACCGCCAGCGCCGCACACGTGCAAGCTGTGCGGCAAAGAGATCTTCCCAGAACACGCCGAACTCGATTGCAAGTACCACTAGGAGACAACGACATGCCAGAGAAACCCGTAAACTACTGGGTAAGGGTGAAGGTCAGTTCAACCACCGTCCGGGATAACTTCCGGGACACCGCCCAGAACTTGGGGCGGTTGGTTCAGGGTTCACAGATCCACGTCATGGCCGAGTACAAGGGCTGGCTGCGGTTCGTGCACTGGAGATCTCCTGCAAACGGCGGGGCAATCCCCGGCTGGATCAACGCCGAGGCCACGGAACTTATGGAGGAGCCATCCCCTCCCGCCCATTTGGTGTCCGACGCCTCTGTGCTGGCCGCATTGAAAACGCTGGCCGCGTGGCTGCGACAACAGGAGTAATTCACATGGAGTCTCTCTCATGAGCCAGAAGATCGTAGATCTCTCGCAGTTCGTCCTTCGCCTGCAATCCATCGAGGACAACGACGACTGGCGCGCAAAGGGCCAGAAGATCGCCGCCGAACTCCTGGAGTTCTGCGCATTCGACAGCATGAAGTGGGGGTTGCTTGTGCGGGGACCGGATCGCGTCGATGGCTTCTGCCCGCATGACAGGCCGTTGAGTTCTGCCACCGTCGAAAAGCTAGCCCGCGCATTCGTTGCCGCGGGCTACGAAGTTGCTGTCTCGGATTACAACGAAGTTATGGCGCTTCATCGGAAGGCGGCGGGGCTTCTGGTATCTGCTTCACCCCCATCGCTTCCTGTAGCTTTAGCATGATCCCTAGGACGGCTGCCTTCGACTCGACACCCTTCACGGTTACCTGATCCAACAACTGATACAAGGCGCTGATCTCGTTCTCTGCTAGGCGCACGTTGCGCTCGGTAACGCCAGCGGGGATTGGTTTGTTCTTGGTCATAATAGTTCCTTTATGTGACTATTATAGAAACTACTCCGGCGGCTAGAAGATGACCTAGTTAGGTAGTCTCTCATAGTTAGTCTCCTGCTCGTATGCCTGGAGGATTTTCTTGATGACCTGTTGCAGTCTCTTCACATCGTTCTTGTCCGATTGGGCGTCGATGGTGATTATCTCTCTGCCCAACTCACGTATGTCGTTGGTGTACACGGCGACCAGGAGCTCGCCGGTCGGATTGTCGTCGGCGTCCACCGTGATGAGTAGACTGATGAAGCGATACTTACGTGGAACAAAGTCTTTCTTGGTCGGTTTGGGCATCTTGGTCTCCTATGTCCACGCGGGAATATAGTAGGTCACTCCGGCACTATCTACGATAGTCAGCCACTGGCCGACGGTTGAGGTCCCGATCCCCGCAGGTCCCAGATTGGTCAAGGAGACCGCCGCTGTTCCGTTAGCGGTCCATGAGGCAGCATTGGACAGCTTTAGGGTTCCGTCGTCCATAATGCGTAGGGCTTCCGCCCTCGTGTTGGTACCGATCTTGGTCGTGTCGAATGCGATGTAGGTCCCTCTATTCGATCCCGTCCAGTTCTCTGCTGCGTATCCAAAGATTCGGATGCGAGATGCAGTTACAAAACCGCTGCCATCGTGACCCGTGAAAGATAAGCCGCCCAGGACATCGCCCGATTGCACTGCGGAAGGAGATGCCACGGTGCCACGAGCAATGTAGGAGGCCGAGATGGATGACGCAGGGGCTGTGCCCGCCGCCCCAGAATACTGCGTCATAGCAATGGAAGCGCCCCGATTAGAAATATCGTTGAACAGGTGCAGGATATGGCCTGCCGTAATCGCCGTGGGGTCGCTTCTGCCGATGCCCAGACTGTTGGCGCTGGCGTCCCAGTATATCCCATTGATCGTGCCTGTTCCCTCAACCCGCACATCCAAGTCGGCCCCCGCCTCATTCAGCACGATGCTCGTCGCCCGGAAGTCCGCAATGGCTCCGGCAACCGTCGTGCCGATCTGCACGGCGTTTAGCCCGGCGT